CCTATGACTGCGCGACGTCTGACAAGACGCACAACGACCCCACAGGGTGCATTACGCTGGGTGCATTCAAGCCTATGGACGGTGGGATGTGCGTGATGGTGCTGGACTGCTGGCAAGAGCACCTACAGTACCCCGACTTGCGTCCCAAGGTGATCGACGAGTACGAGACGGTATACGGTGAAGGACGTGAGAAGAAGCTGGTGGATCTGATCCTCGTGGAGGACAAGAGCGCTGGTATCAGTCTTATACAAGACTTGCAACGAGCGCACTTGCCTGTGCATGCGTATAACCCCGGTCGGGCGGACAAGATCCAACGCCTATCCATCATTGCTAACATCATCAAAGCAGGACGTGTCTGGGTGCCTGAGAGCAGTGTACGGAAGGGTTACGTGCGTGACTGGGCTGAAGGCATGGTCAGCCAGATCTGCTCGTTCCCTGAGACGGTGCATGACGAGTTCGTTGACTGCATCTCACAGGGACTACGGTACATGCGTGATGGAGGTTGGATCAGCATCGACGCGCCCCCAAGGGACGACCTAGACGAGGACGACATATATGACGCAGACGAGTACAACAAGCGAGCACAAGGTAAAGAGAACCCGTATGCGCAATGAAGTGGAGTTTACTCCACTAACAAGTTGTAGACGTGCCATCGATGTGAAGGCATAATCGGTGGCACTCATGAAGGACATTCCATGACCCCAAGCAAGCCCCCTATGGGCATCAATGTAGCGAGCGATACCAAGGCAGGTCTGAGCTATGCCGACATGATCGTCAGTGGTCACAAGACCTATGAGTCACGCAATAGCGACACTCTGCGCCCCTACGTTGGTAAGAGGGTGGCGATTGTCCGCACTGGTGAAGGCAAGGCTAAGGCTATTGGTGAGGTGACTATCGGTGAGCCGAAGGTGGTGAACCAGAAGCAGTTCCGTGCGATGGAGGACGAGCACAGAGTCCCCAAGGGATCACGGTTCGACATCAACACACCGACCAAGCACTTGTACCCTATGCACGACCCTGTACGGTATGAGGAAGAGCGCGACGTTGGACATGGCATCGTGTCGCGTCAGGTGATACACAAAGCAAGAGGTGGACAAGTGGAACCCACAATAAGTCAAATGCTCCAAGAACTGGCAAAGGGTGGCAAGGTCGAGGTTCGACCCACCGTCAAAGATGAAGCGCTGATGCGTAAGATCCCCCAGATGGAAGCGGCGGCTAAGAAGGTCGAAGAGGGCAAGATGAGCTACGACGCCTACGACAAGGTGGTCGCCAAGCACAAGCCTGTCAAGCCATATGAGTTCGTACCTAAGCCAGCGTCAGACGAGGATGCTGACCGTGCATTGATGGAGAACAAGAAACCCCATTGGCGGGGTCATGAGCAATGGCCTGCTGGTCGCAAAGTCGGTCTGCGTCTGGACATCCCCGCATATGAGAATCATGGCGTCTGGGTTAACTCAATCCATGATGAAGAGGGTAAGGGCGAGGACAAGCGCAACACGTCGTATGGATCTGTGTCGTCGGTGAAGAACGCCACGTTTGATGCAGGCCCGACCAAGGCGATCAAGGTCGCTACTGGTGAGCAGAACAAGTCACCGTTTGCACGTATCAAGGGTGAACTTCACCACATGACTGAGGACGAGGCAGTCGCCCACATGCAAAAGAACCTGAACCATAAAGACTATGTTCAGGTGGGAATGGATCCTAGGCGTCATGGTTACTTCTACGACCGCAAGACAATGAAGCCTGTGACGCACTCTAAGCACGTCGTGCAGATTGGCCCACTTGTGCTGGCGCATAAGCCTACCTACGGTGAGCGTGATTCATATGCCAAGGGAGGTGTGATCCACAAAGCTGAAGGCGGTGCTGTAGAGCCGACTCAAGAGCAGATGCGTGAGGCATTGAGACAGAAGATGCGCAACGGTATGTATTCACCGTTGGAGCGCCTAGCAGTAGACATCCCACGCAACAAGGGGACTGGTGCGGAGTTCATGGCGGAGATCAGCAAGCAGAAGGGATTCAAGCCTGAGGAAGTGGCTGACCGTAAGATCCCTATCCCTGAGGGGAAGATGACCAAGCTTGAGTTCCTGAAGCACCTGAGACAGCACTCAAACCCACCGCTTCAAGAGTTTGAGATGCCAGACATGGGTACTGGCACTGAGGTGCGTAATCAGCGAGCGAACGACTACTACGGTGATGACTACGACAAGATAAGCCCTGAGCAACAGATCGATGTAGCGGACTGGGCGAGAAAGCACAACGCAAAGTACAGCCAGTACCAGTTGCCCGGTGGAGAGAACTACCGCGAAATGTTATTGAAGCTCCCTGCGCTTGATGTCAAAGACGAGCGAGCAATCAATTATTTGCAGTTGGAGAAGCGTCGTGTAGATCCAACTGAGTGGGCGAAGAGCGAAGACGCCAAGAGACTTGAAACACTCATGGAGAAGGCAAGAAAGTTCGACACACCGTATAACTCTAGTCACTGGCGCATGCACCCCAACACATTAGCGCACGTTCGCTTGAGTGATCGTGAAGGCGCGAATGGTGAGAAGCTGTTGCATGTTGAAGAGTTGCAATCAGATTGGCACCAGAATGGTCGCAAGAAGGGATACAAACCCGACGACTACATAGAGCAAAGCAATGCGCTTGAAAAAGAATTCAGCGATTTAGTTACTAAACGAGCCAGACTTCAATCTGAGGCTAAACGCATAGGGGATTCTGGCGAGGGATACCAAGCTTTAACTGAAGAGGCAAACAACCTCATGCCTAGACTCATGAAGTTGCAAGAGCAAAGGGACAACTTGCAGAATGTCACCAACTACGGATTACCTGACGCACCATTCAAGAAGTCATGGCACGAGCTAGGAATGAAGCACGTCCTACACCACGCCGCTAAGAATGGGTACGACGGTGTGGTGATGACGCCCGGCATTGACCAAGCAAGGCGTTGGGGTGACGAGGGCTTGAAGGTTCACTACGACAAAAAGATCCCTGAGTTTTTAAACAAGTTTGGCAAGCCGTTTGGCGTCCAAATGAAACCGCATGCTCACCGCATTGAGGGTGAACCTCAGGATTACGGAGATGCTTCTGAGAGATTGGGTTTGGCTGGCGTCCCAATGAATCAGTTGACTCTTGATCAAAACAGAAGAATTGCCAACGAAGCAGACTACCATCTGCATCATTTCCCCATCAACGACCAGATGCGTACAAGCATTCTGAAAGAAGGACTGCCACAATACATGCGTGGTGGTATCGTCCATAAAGCCGAAGGAGGCGCTGTGTTACCTATCGAACGAATCAAAGCCGAGATGATGAACAGATTTAAAGGTCTGAATCAACTGCAATCCATTGGCGCTAACGAAGCCCCTAGCATGGGGATTAAAGCTTACGTACCTACCGCTGGTAGCCCAGACGCTGGACGCATGCCTGTAGGCGGTATAGACACGTCTCAGGGTAGCTTACCTGTGGGTGGTGTTGACATGGACAAGATGCAACAAGGTCACCAGTTGATGCCCAATGCGCCAGCACCTGCTGGTCAGCAACAAGGGATGGATCAACCACCTATGGGTGATATGCCCCCACCAATGGGCGGAACACCACCTCCACAGGGCGGAAGCAACATCCTGAGCATGACCCCCCAAGGACAGGCGATGGCGGCTATGAAGCCTCAGGGATTGGCTAAGGGCGGTAGCGCTAAGTCAGTTGACGAAATGAAGGCTGAGTTGGAGGCTAAGAAAAAGGCAAAAGCGGCACCAGTGGCAAACGACGATGATGATGATGAAGAAGAGGTGAAAGCGCCTTCAAAACGCATTTTGGTTAAAGCTGAAGGCGCAGGTGGAGTTACTGGTATTGTGATCCCACACCATATGCTTCATGGTCGCAGTTGGATCAATAAAAAAGGCAACAAAGTTGTGGTGCCGGGTCTCAAAGACATTAACAAAGCACGTGCTGAAGTTTATGGTTCTGAGAACCGTGATCCATTGAGCATTGGTCAAACGGGCAAGATCCATAAAGAAACACTTGAGGATCACTTTGCCAAGCCACTCAAAGACCAGTTAGCCTCAGAGAAAGAAGCGACTGCACGTTTGCGAGCCGCTAAACACTTGGGTTCAAAGAACAACACGTTGGACGAGTCTGAGAAGCTAGATACTGTGCGTCATGAGACGGACGAAGAGGGTCGTACCCATGTTGGATTTGCTTCTAAGGGTGTGGCAGGTCATGCACTGTACACATCTGGACACGGCAAGAATGAAAAGCATCACATCATTAACACTTGTCCCGGTCAAACAGAGGGCTGTGGTGGCGGTAAAGACTCAAAGGGTGTGATCGACACTAGCCGTGGTACATGCTTTGCACCCAATGCCGAATCACAGTACGTGCATGCGGCTGTTCGTCGTGCAACACACGAGCAAGCCAAGCACGACCCCAAGATGACACGCGATTGGATTCTGGCTCATACAGGATCAATGCGTGACGCGGCAAACAAAGCAGACAAAAGTAATCAACGACTTTTGTTCCGTCCTAACGTTGTGGATGAGACTGACGTATCTTCACGCCACGTGATCCGTCACTTGAATGAACAACGTAAAGTAAACGACAAGCCACCAATTATTGCTAACTCATACGGCAAGACAAATGAGTTGCATGACCCTGAGAATGGTTACCATGTGACGCATTCAAACGTAGGCCCCAAGGTCAAGAAGGGTCTAGAGATCAGCGAGAATATTGCTCGTGATAAAGCCCGTGTTCGCAACACCATAATGGCGTCTGACAACAAAGGTGACTTTAAAAACGAACAGGGTCACAAGACACCGCCCAAGGGTTCGTACATGGTGACTGACGTGAAGCGCGGTTCTGAGATGTCCAAGAACATGGAGAAGCACATCACTCACGCCAAGTACTGGACGACTGGACGTGAACAGTATGAGTTGACACCGCAAGAGAAAGAAGAAGGCGCAGAAGGACATTTTGGTGGTAACGGCAAGCCTTCAAGCGAAGACGAGGCTCACTATGGTCATAAAACCATTGATGGAAAGCGTTATGACTACCAGAAGCAACACATCTTGCACCCACGTTTGGTGAACGTTCCTATTCGTAAAAAGAACAAAAAGACTGGTGAAATGGAAACTAAGGATCACATGATCCCTACAGATTCACGTTTCAAAGACACTGAGTTCTTGCCCAAAAATAAATTTAAAACTAAAAATGGCAAAGACGCTGGTCACATCTTGATGACCACGCCTACTGAGTCCACAAGTAACATTGGTCACGAGACTTCATTCACTCACAATGTAAGCCCCAAGCACATCGAGCATGCAATTGCGAACAAGGGCGAGTACGAAATTGACAAACCAGAGGATCAAATTAAAGCTTCTGACAAAGAGTACCGCGCACCACAATCAATTAAGTTTTATGCTGAAGGTGGTCAAGTTGGTGAGCGCCATGAAGGTTTTAGCGACGACGACTTCCATGCATTTCCAGAGCAAAACGTGGTGGCACAGCGCCACTTAGCGATGCGCGGTCATGACAAAGAACCAGTTTCAAAACATGGTTTGTCGGATCACAAACGCAAAGTTACAATAAACAAAGACATGGACACCATGTTGTTAGAACTGACACGTAACAAGAAAGCCAAATGATGGACGAACTTGACCCTACACAAGATCCAACGATCACTGAGAATGAAGATGGCAGTGCGGATGTAGATCTGCCTGAGGATCTGTCCGACATTGAGGAAATGCCTGATGGATCGGCTGTTGTCACGATGCCAGATGATGGCCCTGAAGAGAACCCAGACTTCTACGCAAACATGGCGGAGTCATACAACGAGTATGAGCTTGGCAAACTAGCGATGCGCTACATGGATTTGCTCAAGAATGACAAGTCAGCGCGTGAGTTGAGAGACAAGCAATACGAAGAGGGTATCAAGCGCACTGGGATGGGGAATGACGCGCCCGGTGGTGCCACCTTCATGGGTGCATCCAAGGTAGTACACCCAGCGATGGCTGAAGGTTGTGTGGACTTCGCCGCTAAAGCGATCAAAGAGATGTTCCCCCCAGATGGCCCCGTCCGCACCAAAGTCATGGGCAAGATGGATGACGTCAAAGCTGAACGTGCAGAGCGTAAGCGAGACTACCTGAACTGGCAGATCACTGAGCAGATCGAAGAGTTTAGGGATGAGCAAGAGCAGTTGTTGACTCAATTGCCTTTGGGTGGCTCACAGTACTTCAAGATCTGGTTTGACGAGCAGAAGAAGCGTCCTTGCGTGGAGTTTGTTCCGATTGACAGGATCATCCTACCGTTCGCCGCGAGTAACTTCTACACCGCACAACGAGCCGCTGAAGTTCACGAGATCACTGAGTGGGAATTCAATCGTCGTGTTGCCAACGGTATGTACCGCAACATCGATCTGATTCCTACGTCGTCAGAACCTGAGATTACAAAGGCGCAAAAGGCAACCAACAAGATTGAGGGTAAGCAGTTTGAAGAAAACCAAGACGGTTTGCGTAACGTTTACCACATCTACACTTACTTGGAGTTAGAAGACGACAAGTACAGCAAGGGTGAATCTGTCCCTTACATCTTGATGATTGATGAGCAAGACAACGAAGTCATTGGTTTGTACCGTAACTGGGAAGAGCAAGACGAGACGATGACCAAGCTTGATTGGATCGTGGAGTTCAAGTTCATTCCTTGGCGTGGCGCATACGCTATTGGTCTGCCACACCTCATAGGAGGCTTGTCAGCGGCTCTCACTGGCTCGCTACGTGCTTTGTTGGACTCCGCGCATATCAACAACGCGGCTACCATGCTCAAGCTCAAGGGCGCAAAGATGTCTGGTCAGTCCCAACAGGTGGATGTGACGCAGATTGTGGAGATCGAGGGCGCACCGGGCGTTCAAGACATTCGCCAGATCGCTATGCCCATGCCATTCAACCCACCGTCAGAGGTCTTATTCAGGCTTCTGGGATGGTTAGATACAGCGGCTAAGGGGGTAGTCTCCACCAGCGAAGAAAAAATCGCTGACGTGAACGCTAATGCTCCTGTAGGTACGACGCAAGCGTTGATTGAGCAAGGCGCGGCGGTGTTCTCCTCAATCCACGCACGTTTGCACGAATCACAAGCTCGCGTTCTGAAAATCTTGTGTCGTCTGAACCGTTGGCACTTCAACGAAATGCGCAAGTCTGACGTGGTCGCGGATCTTGAGATCAGCCGTGAAGACTTCCAAAAGAACACGGACGTGATCCCCGTCTCTGACCCACACATCTTCTCTGAGACTCAGCGTATGGCTCAGATGCAAGCGGTGTTGTCACTGGCGGATAAGCACCCACAGCAGTTCAACATGGACAAGGTGCTAGCGCGTTCACTGAAGCAGATGAAGATCCCGAACATCAATGAGTTGATGAAGGATGTTCCAGCGCCTGAACAACGTACTTCTGCGGATGAAAACGCGGCTATGCTGATCGGGCAACCTGCCTATGCGTACATGCAACAGGATCACATTGCTCACATTCAGGATCACTTGCAGTTTGCGATGAACCCATTCTTGGGTCAGTCACCATTTGCAGATCCAAACTACCTGAACAACTTGATCGAGCACATCAAGCAACACATGACGTTGTGGTACTTGAACCGCTCCAATGGTTATGTTGCGCAGTCTCGCGGTGGTAAGCCCGTTGACAACTACGATGATCCATTGTTGACAGGCACCATTGATCAGCTTTATACGGCTGTTGGCGCTCACGTAACGATGGATACGAAGGAAGTGTTCGAGCAGTTCGCTCCAGCGTTCCAACAGTTGATTCAGCAAGCTCAAAAGCGCCAACAATCACAAAGACAAGTGCTACCACCAGACGCACAAGTTGTCAAAGACACAAACATGGCGGAGACTCAACGCAAAACAGCAGACGATCAAGCGCGTTTGCAGTTGGACACACAGAAACTCCAGATGGATATGCAGAAGCACCTCGAAGACAACAAGACAAAGATTGCCATCGAGAATGCAAAGCTGACACATCAAACGATTACGGATATTGCAACTACGCAAATGCCCGAAACCGCGCCTACAATGGGCGCACCAATGGCAGAGATGCCACAACAAGGTATGCCAGAAGGTATGCCACAACCTCAAGGAGTTCCAAATGTCAACATCTGATCAAGAACAAAAAAGCGTGTTGGTTAACCAACACA